TCCCGCCGGGAGAACATGTCCACAACCTTCCACACAGATGCCAATCTTGTTGCGGACGCCAGGAAGTTTGCGGAGCGCTTCGCTCGCCGCTGCTTCCGCCGAAAGGATCTCGTCGAGGTTGTGACCCCGACTCCCTCCGCGTCCTTGACTTCTTCGCGGAAGCAAGGTGGCGTTCGAGAGGAAGTTCGAGGGTTGTACATGCGCTGGTTGGTCAAAGCTCCTTTGGACATTGCCCCTGCCGAGGCATGGCAAGACTCGATCTTCTCCTCCGATTGGTTGGACCCTACTGAAGTGTCCACCATTCGTCGCAACAAGTCCACCGCCCACGGTGCCCGAACCGCCGCCTATATGACGGCGGTCGGGGACCTGAAACACCGGGTCCTTACGGTCCCGGAGCGCGGGTGGAAACGACGTGTCGTTTCCGCCCCACCGGCGTTCGCCACGGTGGCCGGCACGGTTCTGAACCGAGCCATGCTCTCCGCGGTCGCCAGGTGGGGACCCTGCGCTGCGTTTCTCCGAGGCGACCGCCGCGGTGCCGTTGAGTCCGTTCTCGACCATGCGTACATGGGAGATCGGATTGTCTCAACGGACCTAACGGCCGCCACGGATCGACTCCCACTCGACTTGATTCGAGGGGTCGTCGATGGTCTCGTAGACGGTTGGGAGGGCCTTCCACCTGTTTGGGCTGAAGCCCTGTACGCCTTGACAGGCCCGCAGGTTCTTCAGTACCCTTGGGGGCAGGAGATCACGTCCCAATCGGGCGTTTTGATGGGTCTCGGGCCTTCGTGGCCCTTGATGTCCATCATCCACGCCTGGTGGGTGGATCTCGCTGCCCGAAGGGTAGGCTTGAACCCCCGCATCACGAACAACATCACCGCCATTGGCGGAGATGACTTGCTCGGGATGTGGCCGCCGCGGTTGGAGGAGTCTTACCGTTCTTTGGTTAAAGAGACCAATGGTCTCCCATCGAAAGGGAAAGACTTTTCCAGTACCACGGCTGGGAACTTCACTGAGATGACCTTTTGGATCTCCGGTGAGGTTGGTTCACGCCCCCAGTTCAGGTGGTCAGCAGCCATCCCTGTCAAGGGCCTCGTCGGCACACCAGTTTCTGAAGCTGGTGCCGCCTACGAGTCCCTTGGTTCCGAGCCCGGCCGCTGTATCAGAGGCCGCCGCGTCCTCAAGGCACTTCAACCACAGTTGTGGAGGTTGTGCCGAGAGGCGGGCGTCTCTGCAGTGGCCCCCCGCTTGCTAGGCGGGGCCGGCCTCCCGCCCATGTCAGGATCCCTCGCCCGGGTTGAGTTTCGTACGAAACACGCTCTGGCGGTCGGTCGATTCCTTTATGGGTCCGGACAACAACAGCTGCCGTTTTCACCACCCTCTTGGGTGGAGGCTGCTGATCCTGCTGTCTGGGAGGCGCGTAAGGCTGCGGAGCAGCGACTGCGGGCGTCGGAGGAGATCGGTTTGGTCGTTTTTGACACCAACCCGGTCCCCCCCGGCGCTCGGGATCGGAAGTTGTTGGTCGACTCTTTGTCGTCCCAAATGACTTTCTTTTCCCAGGCGCGCGTGTTTTCTGACACGCCGTTCCCGCCAGTCGCTACAGAGATGGTATCTTTGAAGAAGTACCACCGCCTTCTAGGCCGGTGGTGCTCTTCTCAGATAAGGGGAGGGGTGCCCTCCTCGTTGGCGGTGAGGTCTGGAGTTAACTCCAGACACCACCTCCTCAGGAGGGCCAGGCGTAATCGTGACCGTTGGGCTGTGGCACTTAATGTGTCCGGCCTTTCCGGCAATCACCGTCCTCTCATTTAGAGAGTACCCGGTGCACGATCTACGAAGGCGGTTCGCGTGTTGAGAAACACACTACTGGGCGTTCGC